GGAAAAATCATTGATTCTGACTTTACTGATAAGATTAAAAAGAATCAATATTTTCGTATTATTGGCTCTGTGTTTAACGATGGAGTGCATAAGTACACCGAAGAACTTAATCTTGAAGATGAATTATTTGTCGGATCTATTTGGTTAATGGCCGTACCAAAGGAAGTGATTTCTTTGGCTGATGAGATACAGGTATGGGTGGCCAAATATGGCGAGTCAGTTAATTCACCTTATCAAAGCGAGTCATTTGGCGGATATTCGTATTCTAAAGCAAGCGGTGGTTCGTCCGGAGCAAGTGGACCGTCTTGGCAGTCAACATTTGCTAATCAACTTAATAAGTGGAGGAAGATATGAGCCTATTATCGGAAGCAATGGAAAATTGCATAATGCTTGACAAAACAACCAGAGCGGACGGTTACGGCGGGTATATTACCTCTTGGGTAGAAGGGGCCGAATTTCAAGCCGCAACCGTACTTGATACTTCAATGGAAGCAAGAATCGGTGAAAAGCAAGGAGTAACGGCTCTTTATACTATAACCACAAAAAAAGCGATGAATTTGCAATATCATGACGTATTTAAGAGACTTCGCGATGGAAAGATATTTCGCGTCACTTCTGATGGTGATGATAAGCGCACACCAGATAGCGCAAATCTCAACATGAGGCAAGTAAGCGCGGAAGAATGGGAGTTGACTAATGAATAAAGCTCAGGCATTAAACGCATTTTGGAATAGTTTTGACTGGCCCGCATTTGATGAGAATTCAGTGCCGGAAAAGATACCAAACGATCAAGGCGAAATGGTGCCTTTAACTTTCCCTTATATTACTTATAGTGAATCAACCGATTCTCTTGGTAATGTAGTTTCATTAAGCGCTTCTCTTTGGGATAAGTCTAATTCTTGGGAGCGAGTATCCCTTAAGGAAGACGAGATTGCAAAGACTATTGCAGAATATGGGCATCACGTCATTAAAATTGACGATGGCTATATTTGGCTCGTTAAGGGCACACCGTTTGCACAGCGAATGGGGGATCCTAACGATGACAAGGTTAAACGTATTTACTTAAATGTTTTAGGCGAATTTTTAACGGCCTATTAGAAAGGAGTTAATATGGGAAGATTTACAGTCATTCCTCAGGACACGTTTGATAGTCTTCAGCTTGACGCAGGTGTTCTGCTTAAGAGATTTAATCCCGCAGCCCCCGCATTACTTGATGAAGATATAATTTGTGCGACCACAGGTGGCATTCAGGCTTCTTGTGTTCCTACATATTCAGACCTTGGCGAGGATGTTGATAACTGTCCCGCCAATATGAAAGAACTCAAGCACCTCGATTCCTGGGAGGCTAAGTTAGCATTCACTTCATTGGGAACATCAAAAGAGGGTATTAGATTAGCTCTTGGTGCTGCAGATATTGATGCGGAAACAGGCGCTATTAAACCTCGTAGAGATCTTAAACAGACTGACTTTTCACATGTTTGGTGGGTTGGTGATAGAGCTGATGGTGGTTGTGTAGCTGTTAAATTAAAAGATGCTCTTTCAACCGCTGGATTTAGTCTTCAGACTACGAAAGCAGGAAAAGGACAGACTTCTGTTGAATTAACAGGTCACGTTTCCATTAACAGCCAGGATGAGATGCCGATGGAGTTCTACTCATTGGATCCCGATGAGATCGAGACCTATACGGTATCGCAGAACCTGGTAAATGTTAGTTCAACATTTACAGATAATGCAGTAAATGCAGAAGAGTCTTTCACTACAACACTTACAGCCATAGAAGGATATGATATGGTAAACGTAGTAGTTCTTATGGGCGATGAAGATATTACATCAACCGCATATACAGAACTTAGTGGTGTAGTAAGTATTGCATCTGTAACTGGAAACATTCAGATCATTGCAACAGCTAGTCAGGGGGCCTAATATATGAACTTATCCAAAATAAAAGGCGAAAGAGCAATAGAAGTGTTGGCCGACTTAATCGATCCAATCGCTACTATTAGTCAGGATATGCTGTTTAGAACGGCGATTCAAACAAATAGGCTTGAAGGTATCAAGTACCTTTTGAAAAACCATAAGACGACAGTATTGTATATCCTGGCCATACTTAACGAAGAGGATCCTGAGACATACCAACCTAATCTGCTTGAGATACCGGTAATGTTACTTGACTTCTTCAATGACCCCACGGTATCACAGCTTTTTGGATTACAGGATCAGATAACGGAAAAGACCTCTTCTGGTCCTGCTACGGAGAATACAG